CACACGGGTAACAACCTGCTAAGGTGGTGCGTAAGTAATGTGCAAGCTAAAACGGATCCTGCAGGAAACTTAAAGTTTGATAAAAGTAAAAGCTCCGATAAAATCGACGTCGCGCAAGCTTGGGCGATAGCTGTAGGTATATGGTTAGCGAAGCATAGAAACGACGACGACGGCAGTATATACGAGGATAGGGACTTAATTATACTGTAATGACGGTAGAAGAAGCTAAAAAATTAAATTTTTTTTTAATAGATAAAAATATTCACGCTTGGCCCCAGCTCAGTAAGGGCGGGGCCTGCGTAAATATTTTAGTAGAAGGAGAGTGCTATACCTTAAATAAATCGGAAAATTTTTACGGGAAAACTTGCGGGGAAAGAAAATAGCTGTATCTTTACATCAGTAATAACAACAAAGGCAAACAAGATGCAACTACTAGAACTACTTAACAGCGTAAAAACAAACAAGTACACAAGCAACGAGCTACCAGCAGATTATATAGTAACTATTGGCGAAGAAGTACACTACTTAGCAAAGTATGATAAAAACGCTTGGAGCTTTATAACTAAAGAAGGCGATGCTTACGGATTCGCTACCACAAAAAAAGCAGCTATTAAAGATTTAGTTATAGATGTTTGGGCAGAAAAACACCAAGCTTAATATATGCAAGACTGGCAAAAGCAGATACTATATAAAGAGCGCTTTATGAAGCTTAAGAGAGTAATACAATTTAACGGCGCTGAGATCCTGGAGACTGCCCCAGGATCTTTTACCGCCCTCCCGAATACACCGAGCTTCTACGGAAGCCGCAAGTTTAACAGCTTAGAAAAAGCTAAACACTATTTAAGACAATGGCAAAGAAAGTAATGAACCCCGAAGATAGAGAGAACCGCAATATAGCTCTAGCGCTTGGCGCTGGCTTATTAGGCTTTCCAGTATTAACTCTAGTATTTAAGCTTTTCGCTTTTGTGCAGTTTATCGCTTTTGGTTATGTTAGCTAATGATATAGAGTACTACTGCCAAAGCTGCGGCACGTATACCGCAAGCTTAAGTAATATAACGGCGCTGCAAATTTGCGAGCCTTGCGCCGCAGGCTCCGACTTAGAACAAGAAGATACTATTTTATTTATATGAGGATTATTTTAGTAGAGCATAAGAGCTCTAGAAGGGTAGAAGGTTATAGAACACTTACGAAAGCTTGTAAGGCCTTAGACATCAATTACAGTACTATTACGAAGATTATAAACGGCAACTGTAACTACTACGAGAACGAACGTATAAAGCTTACGCGTCTTCCTATACAATAAAAAAGCTAACTAAGCAAGGAAATAAAAAACTTTTTTGTATATTTGCCTAAAGTATATACTCTAGGCTTTGGCAGAAAATAATAATAGCGGGCTATTTGCTCGCCTTTTTAGAAGCTCCCCGGAAAACCCCAGTACGAGTTTAAGTAACCCGGCTGCGTGGCTTACGGGGCTTTTCGGTACTAGTAAAACGGGAGTACAAGTAAGCGAAGATAACGCGCTTACTTTTAGCGCTGTTTATGCAGCCGTAAGGATCATTAGCGAAACTATAGCTAGTATACCTCTAAACGTCTACCAAGCGGACGGGGAAACCCGCGTAAAAGCTGTAGGCCATCCAGTACAAGACCTTTTAGCGAAAGCACCTAATAGCGTAAGCTCTACCTTCACTTTCCGCGAGGCTATGGCCTCTAACTTAGTGTTACACGGTAACGCCTACGCTAAAATAGAGATGAACGCAGCAGGACGCCCTACGGCGCTTATACCTTTGAACCCTATGAAGGTCGAGGTAAAAGTAATAGACGGCGAAAAGGTCTACGTATTCGACGAAAAGCACACGTACCTAGATTACGAAATGCTCCACTTTGTAGGGCTAAGCTTTAACGGCTTAGTAGGTAAGAGCCCGCTTTCAATGGCACGCGAAGCCGTAGCTATTGGGCTAGCGGCCCAAGAGTACGGCGCGCGTTTCTATTCTAACGGTGCGAACGCTGGCGGAGTTATTACAGCTCCTGGCCGATTAAATACCGAAGTAGTAAAGAGATTACGCGAAAGCTGGAACCGTGCCCAATCGGGCCTAGGCTCTAGCCATTCTACCGCCATTTTAGAGGAGGGTATGAAGTACGAGAAAATAGGACTAGATCCGGAGGCGGCCCAGTTCTTACAGTCTCGTAAATTCCAAGTAAACGAAATAGCTAGAATTTTTAGAATACCTCCGAGTTACTTAGCAGACCTAGAGAATAGCTCTACGCGTGCTAATACGGAACAGCAGGCTATACAGTTCGTTAGGGACTGTATAACGCCTTACGTTCGCCGTATGGAGGTAGAGCTAAACCGTAAGCTATTTAGAGAAGACGAGCCTAACCTTTACGCTTACTTCACTATGGAGGGGCTAATGAGAGGAGATCAAAAGGCTAGATATGAAGCTTACGCTGTCGCGCGGAATTGGGGCTGGCTGTCGGTTAATGATATTAGAGACCTAGAGAACCTTAACCCGGTAGAGGGTGGAGACATTTATTTGCAGCCTCTTAATATGCAGAGAGCAGGCGAAGACGACACTAACGTAGATGCGGACTAATGAGCTTTACCGACTACCCACAAGCTGCAACCGATAACGCTAAGAGAGCGTTAAAGATCCGCGAGGAAGAAGGCACCGACTGCGGTACTCCGGTAGGCTGGGAAAGCGCCCGTATAATAGCCAATAAAGAAGCTATAACGGAGCAGCGCTTACCGCGTGTTTACAGCTTCCTAAGTAGAGCTAAGACCTACGACCAGGGCAGCTTTAAAGATGAGGACGGTAAGCAGATCTGCGGAAGTATAATGTACGCAGCCTGGGGCGGTGATGAGATGCACCGCTGGGCGGAGAGAACCTTAGAGAATATGGAAGAAGAAAAAAGCCTGCGCCACATTAAGAGCGTAGAAGAAACAGCTACCGAGATAATTATAACCTACGGCAAAGCTGAACCAATGGAAGAGGCCGGCTACGATAAAGAAGAAGAACGCGCGGAAGCAGGAGAGTTAAGCGTAGGGGACTTCGTAAGCTGGGACAGCTCCGGCGGTAGAAGCCAAGGCGTAGTAAGAGAGATTACAACGGACGGCCAAATAGAAGCAGACAGCGGCTTTAAGGTAAACGGCACGGCAGAAGATCCAGCGGCGCTTATTAGCATCTATGAATACGATAGCGAAGAAAGCGCTTTTGTAGAGCGTAAGCCGCCTTTAAGAGTAGCGCACCTATTCAGCACCTTAACTAAGGTAGACGGCGCAGAGGTACGCAGCCTTAACGAAGTAGTAGAGCAGAGAGCTTACGACGGCGAGCTTAAAGCAGCTGTAGAAGGTAGAACGGTAGAAGGTTACGCCAGCGTCTTTAATTCAATGAGCGAGGACTTAGGCGGCTTTCGTGAGATCATCTTACCGGGAGCTTTTAGTAACGTGCTAGATAACGACGTAAGAGCGTTATATAACCACGATAGCAACTACTTACTAGCGCGTACTACTTCGGGAACCCTAGAGCTTAAGGAGGACGACAAAGGCCTTTACTACCGCTTTGAGATGCCTAACACAAGCTACGGAAACGATATGCTAGAGCTCTTTAGACGTGGCGACTTAAGCCAGTCTAGCTTCGGCTTTACAGTAGAAAAGGATAGCTGGCGAATGGAAGAAGGCCAGCACGTAAGATATATAGAGAGGGTAGGCTCTCTATTTGACGTAAGCCCGGTAGTTTACCCGGCCTACGCGTCAGCCTCTAGCGGACTACGCAGCGCCGAGCCCAAGGGTGAAAGCGAAGCGGAGGAAGCAAGAGAGACCCCTACCGAGGAATTAAATTATAATTTACACAACGCTTTAATTAAACTAGCTAAAGATGAATGCTAAACAAATGCGCGAAAAGCGCGGCGCTCTAGTAGAGCAAATGCAGGGAATGGTAGCGGCTGCTAAGGCAGAAGGCCGTAACCTTTCTAACGAGGAAAACGAAAAATTCGACGCAATTTCTAACGAAGTAGACGAGCTCCGCTCTGCTGCTGCTCGTATCGAGCGCTCGGAAGAACTAAAGAAAGAAATGGCTGCTAAAGCTGAGGTACGCGATAACGCACCTGCTGCTAAAGTAGAAGCTCGCGACGCGTTTAACGCTTACTTACGTAAGGGTATGAACGGTATTAATTCAGCAGAAGCTCGCGCACTCGCAGAGCTACGCGGAAGCGACACCCAAATCACAACAAACGACGGCCTCGGGGGCTTCCTTGTACCGGAAAACTGGAGCGATTTTGTAAGCGCTACGGAATTGTTCAAGTCGGACATCGAGCAAGTAGCTACAGTTATCCGCACGGCTAACGGTCAGCACTTCAACCTACCAGCTAACGACGATACAGCCGTAGTAGCTGCTATCTTAGGAGAAGGTACGGCAGAGACTGTAAGCGATATGACCTTTACTAATGTGAAGTTCGAGCCTTACACTTACTCTTCTAAAATTGTAAAAGTATCTAACCAGTTAATTAGCGATAACGCTTTTGATTTGGGTAGCTTCGTAGGCGGCCAATTAGCTAACCGTTTGAAGCGTGGTATTAACGCGCACCTTACTACTGGAGACGCTTCTAGCAAGCCGCAGGGTATTGTAACTGGATCTACTTTAGGTGTTACGGCAGCCTCAGCTACAGCGGTAACAATTAACGAGGTAATGTCTTTATTTTATCAAGTAGATGCTTCTTACCGCAACGCTCCAGGCGCTGCGTGGATGATGAATTCTGCAACCGCTAAAGCTATTAGAGTCCTAGGTTTCGGGAGCTCAAACGATTTTCCCGCCTATGTGCCGGGAATGAGCGTAGGCGAGCCGGATATGCTTTTCGGTAAGCCGGTATACATTAACGAAGATATGGACGGTATCGCTACTGGTAACAAGTCTATTATCTTTGGTGATCTTAAGCAGTACTACGTCCACGAAGCTGGCGGCGTACAGTTACTAAGACTTTCTGAGCGTTTCGCTGATGCACTTTCTACGGGCTACATCGCCTACCGCCGTGTTGACGGTAACGTATTGCAAGGTTCAGCTATTAAGCACTTAGTACAAGCGTAAGCTTAGGCAGCTAATGAAGGTTATATTTAACCAAGCAATAGCAGGGGCAGACTTCTACTACACCTCCGGGCAAGTAGTAGAGCTGCCCTCTGCAGCTGCTGCTGAGTATTTAAATGCTGGCTTCTGCGAAGTAGTAGAGGAGAAGAAAGCAGAGAAAGTAGAGAGAGCAGTAAGCAAGAAGAGCACTAAAAGAACAACCCGCAAAGCTAAGTAATGAGCTACACGATAATTACCCCAGCAACTTTAGAAGCTTTAACCGTACAAGAGGTTAAGGATTATTTGCGCGTAGACAGCGACGCAGAGGACACCCTGCTAGGGGTACTTATAAAGGCCTCTACTGAGATGGCCGAGAGTTACTTAGGTCGGTTTCTTTTAACGACCGTTATAGAAGAGTTCTACGATTTTTTCCCCGTATATAAAACGGGCGTAGATCCTTTCCGCGGAGATCGTAATATAATTTATTTAAGCAGAGGGCCAGTACAAAGCTTAGCGAGCGTTAAATACATCGACGGCAACGGCGACGAGATTACAGTAAACGCTAGCGACTACCGTACGGACTTAGTAAGTGAGCCTAGCCGCATCTTCCCGGATTACGGCTGGTACGGTACTAAGGACACGGTAAACGCTGTTATAGTTCGTTATACTTGTGGTTATACTCAAGCCTCGGACGTACCGGCAAATATAAAAATGGCTATGCTTTTAATGATTGGCGAAATGTACGAGAAGAGAGTAGACAGCGTACACCGCCTACCTACAGCTTCCGAATACTTACTTAACCCTTATAGAGTCTTCCGCTTTGATTGATCCGGGTAAACTAGATAGAAGGATTACCCTACAAAGTGCTAGCGTAAGTACGGACGGCTTCGGCCAGGCCGTACGAACGTACAGCACCTTAGCGCAGGTATGGGCTAAAGTAGATTATAGAGGAACCCCTAAAGAGGGGGAAGATACCGAGAAGCTAACAAGCTTAAATAAGGTACGCTTTACGGTACGCTACCGCAGCGACGTAGACGCCACAGTAAAGATAAGCTGGGGCGGTAAGACTTACGAAATTGAAGGCGTAAGCTTAGAGGGTAGAGAGCGCTACCTTATTATAGATACTGTACTAAGGGACTGATGAAAAGCGGCGTATACTTTGAGGTAGAAGGTTTAGAGAAAGCTTTAAGAAAGCTAAAGGCTTTAGAGGATATAGACCGTAAAAAGGCTAGGCAGTTTAAGGCAGGAATTAAAAAAGCCGCTAAGCCTTTAGTAAAAGCTGTAAAGGGATCTATTCACAATTCCGATAAGAAAACGGCTAGTACTAGAAAAGTAAAAAAGAAAAACAAAGAAAGCACAGTAACTAATAAAAGCGGTAACCTTAGAAGGTCTATAGCTTTTATACCTTCTAAAAAGAAGGGAGCGCTTTTAGGTTACGTAGGTGCAAGGTTCGGTAAGAAAGCAGGTAAGACCTTCGACGGGTATTACGCAGCTATAGTAAACTACGGACTTAAAAGAGGTAAGGCTAAGGCCGAGCCAACGGAAAAACGTAACATAGATTACGCAGAAAAAGGCTACGCTAAAGCAGTAGCGCAAACACAAGCGCAGCTATTTAGAGAGGTGCAAAAAATACTAAAGCAGAGCTTATACCAGCTTACTAGATAATGACGGAAGGAAAAGCTATATACACAATCCTAACTAGCGACAGCGACGTAAACGCTATCGTAGGTACTCGCGTTTACCCGCAGATAGCAGCGCAGGGCGCGGCTTTCCCTTTTGTAGTATATGTGCTACAAGATACAAGCCCAAGCGATACTAAGAGCGGGGTAAGTACTTTAGACGAGGTACGCTACGATATTGTAGTAGCTAGCGAAACTTACGCAGAGGCTAGCGATTTAACAAACAAAGTAAGAACCGCTCTAGATCGTTACACCGGAACGGTAGCGGGTGTAGTTATTGACTCTATACAGTTTATAGACTTAGACGCCGATAACGACCCAGGTACCGAGACTTACGTAACGAGCTCGGAGTATATAATAAGAGTTAAGCGATGAAAATAACACTAACGAAAAAAGTAACCTTACCTAGCGGTAAGAAGCTAGACAAAGGTCTAACTTTAAACGTAGTAAACGAATACGGCCGAGAGCTTATAGAAGCTGGTAAAGCCGTAGAATTTGGAGCAGAGGCTCCGCAAGTAAAAGAAGATAAACTAAATAATCTAGATTAAAAATGGCAACTACCGGAATTATGAACGGAACCCTTTTAGGGGTTTATGTAGGATCTACTCTAATAGCTCACGCTACTGAGGGCTCTATCTCTCTCTCGATGGACACGAGAGACGCAAGTACTAAAGACTCAAACGGCACGCGCTCGCTATTGGAGGCTACTAAATCGGGTACTATTTCAGTATCTGCTTTGTATGCTGAAGATGCAGCTTACGGCGTAGATGATCTTATGACAGCTTGGTCGGGTCGCACTCAGCTTACAGTTAAATTTTCTACCGAAGTATCGGGCGACCACTACTGGGAAGCTTCAGCTTACGTAACCTCTTTAGAGGTTTCTAGCGGTATGGAGGATAACGTAACGTACTCGGCTACATTCGAGCTTACGGGAGCTATTACCTACTCTACAGTAGCGTAATAAACACTAACACAAACACTTAAAGCAAATGGTAAAGAGAGTTAAAATAGGAGGGGAAGAGAGAGCAGTTAAGTTCGGCTTCGCCGCGCTAATGCAATTTACGGACGCTACCGGGTACACCCTAGCGCAGCTGGATTCTATCGGAGACAGCCTAACACTAAGCCAAGCTATCGAGCTTATTAAAGCCGGGCTTAAGCAAGGCGCTAGAGTAGAGGGGGAAAAGTTTAATGCTACCGCGGAAGAAGTAGCCGACTGGCTAGACGACAACCCAGTAGCTTTAGAAGAAGTGCTAGCAATCTTTACCGAAAGCTTTACACCTGCAAAAAAGTAGAAGGGGCTAGGGGCCCGAAAGGCCCCGAAGCCCCTCTTACTTTTGACCGCTGCGAAGAGATAGCGCTAGGCTTACTAGGTTATAATTACAGCGATTACTTACACCTTACCCCGCGCAGCCTTAATAATGCTGTAGCGGGTTTTAGTGAAAAGAGGGAAGCAGAGAGCCGCGAGCTTTGGGAGGTAATGCGAAGCCAAACGGTAACGCTAGTAAATCTTCAGCTACCTAAAGGCAAAAGAGTAAAACCGAAGGAGCTCTATAAATTTCCTTGGGACATTACACAAAAAGCAGGGCCACAACTAACTAAAGCGGAAGCTAAAGCAATACTAGCGAAATGGCAAAAAAGAGCAATATAAGTACTAACATTGCGATAGGTGCAAACCTTAGCGGACTTACTAGAGGCTTAAAGGTAGCCGGTAGTAAAATGCGCCGCTTTGGATCACAAGCGAAAAGCTTAGGAATGAACCTAAGCCGTAGTATTTCTGCTCCGCTTATTGGCTTAGGTGCTATTTCCGTTAAAACCTTCTCCGGCTTTGAGGCCGAGATGAGTAAGGTAAAAGCCGTATCGGGAGCCACTACCAAAGAATTTAAAGCATTAGAGGCCCAAGCTAAAAAGCTAGGGGCTTCTACTACGTTTACAGCTAGCGAGGTAGCCGGTCTACAAACCGAATTTGCTAAGCTTGGTTTTACCGCTAGCGAGATAGACAAGGTTACCGAGAGCACCCTATACCTAGCGCAAGCTGGAGGGGCCGAGCTTGGACGCGCTGCTGAGGTAGCGGGATCTTCGCTTAGAGCTTTCGGCTTAGATGCTGAGGAGACCGGACGAGTTACCGATGTAATGGCTAAGAGTTTCGCGACCAGCTCCCTAGATATGGAGAGCTTCGCCGAGGCTATGAAGACTGCCGCACCTATTGCAAAAGCTACGGGGGTAAGTATAGAGGAGGCTAGCGCAATGCTGGGAGCTTTAGCTAACAACGGTATAAAGGGCTCTATAGCAGGAACCGCTCTAAAGAAAATACTTAGCGAGCTGCACAAAGAAGGTAAGCCAATGCGCGAAACCTTTAGAGAGCTAGCTAGCCAAAATATCAACCTAGCAGAAGCTAACGACTTAGTAGGGGAACGCGCTAAGGGTGCTTTATTAGTGCTTACCGAGCAGATGGGTACCGTAGATAGTCTTACCACTAGCTACGAAAATGCACAAGGCGCCGCGGCAGCTATGGCCGAGGAAATGATGGATAACACCGCCGGAGCCTTTAAGACTTTACAAAGTGCAACGGAAGGCGCCCTTATTGAATTAGGCGAAGCCATTACCGAAAACGAGATATTTAAGAACGTGCTTAAAGGTCTTACCGAAACTATGGGTAAGATTACGAAAGCCATTAGCGGAATGAGCGACGCCCAGCTTTATAATAAAGTTATACTAGCGGGCTTACTCGCTATGGTACCTTTAGTTATTGCAGCTGTAGGCTCCCTTACTTTAGCTTTTGGTACTTTGACTGCTGCTATGGGGCCTTTAGGTATAGCCATAGCTGGAGTAGCAGCTTTGTATTTAGCACTACGCAAAGAGGTAGACTTAACGCAAGAGGCCGTAGATAAAGCCGTAGGTAGTGAAGACCAGCAGAAAGGTTTAGAAGAGCTACAAGGCAGATTCGACCTGCTTACTGGATCTATAGGAAACCAGCTAAAAGCTATAAAGAAATTTAAAGACGGTTATAGTAATCCGTTTTACGATGCTGAAGAAACTAAGCGCTATAAAGATTTAGTAAAACACCTAAACAAGCTTCGCGAAGAGCGCCAAAAAGTTAGGGAGGGTATTTATAAAATACAAGCCGCGCAGCGCGAGAATAATAAAACAACCGAAGAAGGTAAAAAGAAAACCGAGGAAAGTACCGGAGCAACAAAAAGACAGCAAGAAGCTTTAGTAAGTTTAACGCCTAAAATAGCAGATTTACAACTAGCTGTAAATACTTTGGACTTACAGCCAATGGTACAAGAAACCGACGAAGCTACTAAGAAGCTGTGGCGGATGCTAGACGCTGCTAAAATTCTAAGCGAAAGTATGAACCAGGTTATAAATGCTATGGTATTCGACACTGTAGTAGGTATGGCAGAAATAGGCGGAGCTATTTTAGCAGGAGAGGCAAGCTTTAAAGACTTTGGTAATTTTGCACTAGGTCAGCTAGCTAGCTTATTTCATCAATTAGGAGTTTTATTTTTAGAGTATGGTATAGCGGCGGAAGCTTTAAAAGTATCTTTATCTATGGGGCCTATAGGGGGCCCGTTAGCTATTGGTGCAGGTATTGCATTAATAGCAGCAGCAGGAGCTATAAATTCTAAAATGGCCGCAGCTGCCGAAGGAGTACCAGCACTAGCAGAGGGTGGTATAGTTACCGGGCCAACGCTTGCGCTTATTGGAGAAGGTAGAGAAAGCGAGGCGGTAATACCACTTAGCAAGCTCCCACAAATAGCAGGAGCTAACGGCGGCGGGGCTGTAGAGGTGTACGGACGCCTAAGCGGCCAGGACATCCTCTTAAGCACCGAGAAAGCAAATAGAACACGAAGCAGATATAGAGGATTTTAATAGATGGGTGTACTACTTTACAGCGTTTTTAAGAGTGATTACGGGAGCGATTTTACTATCGAGATTCACGATACGGATTTTAGCGGTACTCCTTCCGAATTTAAAACGGATAGCCGAGGTTTTACCTTAGACTATAGCGGAGAAACCGACGACATAGTAAGCCCTATTATTGGTTCGAGCTGTACTATAGGTATGTACGTAGAAAACGTAAACCAAGAGTTTGACCTAATAAGCAAGCTTAAAGACTACCAAGAAGACCGCTTTTATATTCGGATCTACTCAAGTGAGGACAGCCGCGTAATTGATATAACCGACACTACCGTAAGCAACTTTAACACAAGGGTACAAGCTGACGGGGGAACGGTAGAAAGCACGAGCTGTATAACGCAAGATATAACGGCGCTAGGTGGTGCGAAGTTTTACATACCTTCAGTAAGTAGCGATATTTACTGGGTAGGTAAGATTACGCAGGACTTAGTAACGATAGAAGACGATTACTACCCGTATCTCTACGAGATCAAAGCTGTAGACGGTATAGGCTTACTTTCCAATTACGACTATAATACCGCAGGAAATAAAACGCTCTTCGAAGTATTTAAAGAGAGCGTAGACCTTATCGGCGTAGACCATTTATACGCAGGTACTAACTTCTACTTAAGCACCTGCTTTAATTATTGGGACATTAACCAAACCTACGACGTAGACGTAGACAGCTCTACGCTGGTACGCTTTAATACTTTAGTGTACCGTGAGACTAACGACGACGGAAGCTTTACACAGCCGAAGGCCTTAGACGTCCTTAAAGAGCTTTGTACGATCTTTGGCGCTCGTATCTACCAACGTAGGGGCGCTTATGTATTGGAGCAGTATAAAGAGCGTGAAGACGTAGAATACCGTTACTTTAATTACGATACCCAAGGCGACGAACTTACGGTAGAAGCTCGTATAGACGATGCTACTATAGCACAAACAAGCTACCAAGGGGCAAGGCTTAACGGCGGAGCTTATAACTTCTTACCGGCTTTAAAGAAGGTAGAAATAACCTACAACCAAACGAGGCTAAGTAACCTGCTAGCGAACCGCTTAACCTTTACGCAGGTTTCTAACCCGGTTAGTTTAGGGACTCTAGTAAACGACGATAACGGCCAAATACTTATAAGCGGGGACTTATACTATAGCTTCCTATATAACGGCAGCGGCCCCCAAGCTATAGTAGAGTTTTATATGCCTATTTTTAGGATAGAGGTTAAGCAGGAGGATATACAAAACCCAGGTACTTATTACTACTTACAGCGCAACTTTACGCCAGGAGGAGGTAGTAGTATGTTTGGAGCTACGAGCTGGACTACTACGCCAAGCTACTACTATATAGAGGGGGGTATAGCTAAGAACAGCGTACAAGGTCTAAACTTAGCTAGTAATTTCAATGTAATTACACCGCCATTACAAGTAGACGGGAATACTACGCTAGACATAGAGTTTTATAATATCTACGACCTAGCCGGTACGGTGCAGACGGTGCCTATAAATTACACCAGCCAAATAGCTATGCAGGAGATTACCGCTAAGTATTTGACTAATGGAACCCCCGGCACTACGGTACAAGTATTTACCTCTACAAATGGAAACGCCAAAGTAGCTAGTAACCTAATCTTAGATCTAGGAGAGGTTAAGATAGGGGACAGCCAAGGCTTATCCGGCAGCTTTTATATTTACAACGGTACGACCTGGGTGCCTTCTACGAGCTGGAGAAGAGGAAACACCGGCAGCTATATAAACCTTTACAAGCTCCTAACTAAGGAGGTGCTAAGCTTCTACCGTAACCCGGTAGAAAGGTACAGCGGCACGATCCTAGCGCCTTATACCTATGGTACTAGGTTAGTATGGGACAGTAAGTATTTTATGCCTACTAGCGCTAGCTATAATGCTGGCTTTGATGAGTGGAGCGGGGAGTGGTTCGCTATTGACGCGGACGAAACCGATATAACAGTAAGCGAGCCGGTAGATCTTGAGCCGGTAGACGCCACCTTTACAGCTCAACTTAGCGGACAGTCCGGTACGGATGAGACTATAATAGCTACGGAGATATTTACAAATAACTTTAAGGCGGATAATGATGTAACAGTAAGTAACGACGTCGTAGTAAGTAACGACTTAAGCGTAGATAACGACCTTACCGTAACGGGTGCCAGTACTTTAGCTACTACGAGCGTAGGGGAGTTTACTACTACCGATAGAGTGAACGTAACGCTTAACGAGATTACGGGTAACCCAGGAGGTAGCGAAAGCATAAGCGCTAGAGATCACTTTAATTTTATTAGCTACAGTGGTGCTAATGGTAACTATACTGTAAACCTACCCGCAGCAGAGGACGGCGTAATAATGCGCTTTAAAACGGACGACACCGTACTAGCGAACAAGACTATAACGCTCCAGCCCCAAGCTGGGGAGCGTATAGACGCCGAGAGCACTTACTCTATGGATCGCAGCTACGACGGTATTACCTTACTAGGTAAGGACAGTAACTGGTATATAATACAAAAGAAAGAGAAGTAAAAAAAATAGTCCAACTTTAATAAAAATAAAACTAATGAAAAAAGCTACTTATTTCTACCTGCTACGCAGAGGCTTTTTTAGCGGCGGGGGCGTAAATGTTATAGGCGCTCTAGTATCGGCTTTTAAAGACCGGGTAGAGACGGACGGCGGGACGCTTGAGAGCGAGAGCTGCCTTACTACGGATCTAGAATTTTTAACACAAAACCCTTAACGCATTATGAGTTTTTTTGACGATGCAAGTTTAGCATTTTTACCAAGCGGCGCGGCTGGCAAGGACGGCAAAGCGTATAGCATTAAACCCACGGACGGCACGGGGGACTTTACATTTTCACGAGGTTCAAACCTTGCGGCTACCCGTGTGGGTGCGGATGGATTGATTGAGAAAGGGCGGGAGAATTTACTGCTACAATCAAATCAGTTTGATACTACTTGGACAAAAAGCGCATCGGATTTAACAAGTGGACAAAGTGGATATGATGGCTCAAGTGATGCGTGGCTTTTAACTGCGGCTACTCCAAGTGCATTCTCAAGCCGATTGAATCAAGTTCTTTCTCCAAGTTCAAGTGGTGTTTTAACACTTTCCGTATATGCTAAAGCAAATACATTAGATTGGATTTTATTAGATGGTTTAGGGACAAATGGTTTTGCCGCTTGGTTTGATGTAAGAAATGGATTAAAAGGTCAAGTAACTTCTACATCAATTGGTTCAAAAATAACATCTGTTGGCAATGGTTGGTATAGATGTGAGGTTTATGGGAACGCAACTACATTGACTGAAGTTAGAATTTATGTAACTGATGGAGATGGAACCACCACCGCAAATGATGGTGATGGTGTATACATCCAAAACGCCCAATTAGAAATCGGCTTGGCCGCTACGGATTACATTGAATCGGGAGCGACAACGGGCAAAGCGGGATTGTTAGAGGACGAACCGCGTTTTGATTATTCGGGCGGGGCAACTTGTCCGTCTCTTTTGTTGGAGCCATCACGCACGCAGTTAGTAAAGTATAGTGAATTGATAAGTCAAGCGGATGTTGTCGCTCGTGTTACTTTTCAAGATAATGCAGCGATAAGCCCCGAAGGTTTGCAGAACGCTACAAAGGTTATACCTTCTACTGATGATAATAGCCACTTATTTTCATTCGGTGATTTTAGTGCAGATGTAAACGGGCATACCGCTTCTATTTATGTAAAAGCAATAGAAAACGGGTATAACTATGTATATATTACGGTTAATAGTAGCGCATTTACGCCTATAACTGCGGGGGGTATATGGTTTGATATAGCAAATGGAACAAAAGGAAGCGCAACTATTCCAGTAGCTGACTACGACATTGAGGCGGTAGGAACTGATGGGTGGTACAGAATTTACGCCACGCAACAAACCAACGGAAGTAACACACCCGTATATTTAGGTGTTTCAGCGACTGATGGAGTTAGAGACTTTGCTGGAAATGGCACCGATGGCGTTTTAGTATACGGCGCACAATTAGAAGAAGGCTCCTACCCAACTTCCTACATCCCGAACCATTCGGGCGGGAGTGTTACGCGGGGGGCGGATAGTAATGTTGCCAGCGGATTAAGTTCGGTTATCGGTCAAACGGAAGGGACTATTTTTATAGAATTAGATATTGAAAACCTTACTGGGGAATACCGCAGAATCATTGGCGTAAGTACTAGCACAACAGATAATTCTATTCAATTAATTCTTACAGCAGTTGGAACTTTAGAAGCATACATAAGTCAAGGCGGTACATATTCTCTTGCTTATTACGGGCCAACACTTTCAACGGGAGTGCAAAAGTTAGCAATAACCTATAAAACAAACGAAGCAAAAATTTATAGAAACGGAACCTTATTGACTACCGATACAAGTGTAGTGGTTCCCGCTTGTTCTAATTTATATTTAGGAAAAATACCTACTGCTACTACCTCTCACATTATTGGTAACAAAATAAAACAATCGTTATTATTTGACACCGCTATAAGTGAAGCCGATGCAATAACCCTCACAACGCTTTAAGATGAAGTACACAAGAAAATACGAATTCACCAACGAAGCGGCAGCAGATGCCGCCATTGCCGCACTTCCTCACGATGATGAAGGCAACCCATCGCACGGGCATAATGTGGTTAAATTGGGCTATCTAACAATAGAACCCGCCGTATATGATGCGGACGGAAACGAAACCAAAGCCGCCGTTGTATCGGATGTATACGCCGTGGATGTTTGGTGGTTTGGTGAGCCGTTAGCGTCTTGGGATGCGCAGTTAGTATGGCCTACGCCGCTGGGGATTCATAACTTTGGGAGCTCTAGCTCCAGGGACGAATACGCTAGCACGTACTGCGAGCTTTACCCGGATAGCCTTTACTGTAACCCTCCCGAACCGGAGGAAATAATTTAATAAGATATGAGTTTTAAAGAAATCTTTAAAGACAGTAACAGCTATAACGAGAAGACTATTATAGGTTTTATCTCGTTTGCTGTTATGGTGCTCGTAATGGCGGCGGACGTTATTACTGGAGCTTTTGGCAAGGACTTGCCTATAAACGAATTTATTTATAACAGCTTCGTAATAGTTACGCTTGGATCTTTCGGCGTAGCAGGTTTAGAGAAGTTCGCAAAGAAGTAAGCTAATGAATCAAACCGATATAAAGCTAGTTATTTTAAACGCTGCTACGCTTACCCTTAGTATGAGCCAAATAGAAACGGTACTAAAGATTTTACTTTTAATCTTTTCTATAGGTTATACTGGGCAGCGCTGGTACTTAATGAATAAAAAGTAAATGCAGCTAAGCTTTATATCTAAGGTAGCTCTAGTAGTAAGCGTATTTATTATGCTTACTTTTTTTGCTGTGCAGACTGCGCTAGTAATAGGCTACTTTGATATAAGCTATAACTTCGCTTTATTCGGCTGGCTTTCCGTTCTTAGTTTTATGCCCTTCTTTTTTTATGTGCTTATAGAGTTCGTAAGAAAGGTGCGTTATAAATTCCAAAGTATAGACGATACCCTAGGAGCTATAAACGCCTCTAACGCTTTAGTAGAATTTGACCTAGACGGTACACTAGTTAGCTGTAACGATATTTTCTGCGAGCTTACCGGCTACTCTAAAAAGGAGCTTATAGGTAAGCCGCATAAAATGCTCGTACCTAATGACATCGACTTACAAGGTTATAAAAGCTTTTGGGGAGATCTTAGAAGGGGAAAGGTTAAAAGCGGGGAGTTTATGCGTATAGGTAAAGGGGGCCGTGAGTTTTATATTTACGGAAACTATAACCCTATTAAGAACCCTTACGGGGAAACTTACCGCGTATTAAAGATAGCCTCCGATATTACCGACAAAAAGCTTATAGAGCTAGAGGTAGGTAAAAAGAATACGTACCTAGAGCACGCCGCTAAGATCTTACGCCACGATATGCACAGCGGAATAAATACCTATATACCTAGGGGCCTAAGCTCTTTAAAACGTCGCTTAGATGCGGAGCAGATTAAGGCGCTAAAGATTGGCGCACCGCTTAGAATGATAGAGGAAGGGCTAACCCATACGCAAAGGGTGTACAGTGGCGTAAAGGAGTTTACGAACCTTGTAAAAAAAGAGGCGCAGCTTGATAAGAAAGAGCTAGACCTACAGCAGATACTTCTAAAGTATTTAAAGAGCACCAGCTATATAAGCCAGGTGCAAATAAGCGAGCTCGTAGTAGCTGAGGTTAACGAGGCTTTATTTTGTACGGCTGTAGATAACTTAATTCGCAACGGGTTAAAATATAACGACAGCGCTACCAAGTTAGTAAAAGTATATATGCAGGGTTCAGCTCTAATAATAGAGGATAACGGGCGCGGTATAAGTAACATAGAATTTATAGAGCTTGCCAAGCCTTATACTAGAGGTAAGGATAAAGAGAACGGCACCGGCTTAGGGCTAAACATTTGTATAGCTATAATGCAGGAGCACGGCTTTAGCGTAAGCGCAGAGAAACTAGAACAAGGTACTAAAATAACAATAGCAATAAAATGATAGATTCTATTTTACTAATAGATGACGAGGACTTATTTCACTTAGTATTTGAGGACGCTTGCAGCCTCCTAGATATGACTTTAAGCCTAGAGGCTTTAAACAGCTCCGACGAAGCAGACAAGCTTTTTAAAAAGTGGTTTGAAGAAGGCCCACTAGAAGAGCGCCCGCAGTGCGTTTTTGTGGATCTTAATATAATAGGCTCAAGCTTTGACGGTATCGAGCTTATAAGAAAGATTAACACCGACTACGGTAATGGCGTAGTAATAGGTATTATAAGCAGCTCCGACGATAACCAAGAGATAGAAAAGGCGAAAGCTGTAGGGGCTCAATTTTGGATCATTAAGAGCGACGAGATAGAGCCAAGGCTAGAGGAGTTTATAAAAGATTACGAGGGGTACCAAGCTAAAGCAGCGCCGTTCAAAGTTTACAAGTAATGCAGATTACCCAGCAAACGCGTAAAGCGCTTTTAGATCTCGCTAAAAAAAAGCGGGTATACCTTGAAGGTAATGTTTTAAAGGTGCTAAAGCCGGAGGCTGGAGATAATGAATTTAAAGCGTATTTAGAGCTGTGTAGGTCTAAAGACAGCACAGCGAGAAAGAAGCGCCTAGAGGTTACTAAGAGGGTACAAAGCCAAAACAAAGAACTAGAGAAAGCCGCGGAAGATAACCAGGGCCTTCTAAATAAATTGCAGGATGCACTAGGAGAAGCGGAGCGTTTAAGAGATGACGCTTTAGAGGATTTAGACACCTTGCAGAAGCGTACCCAGTTCGAGCTTATAGGTTTAATAGTTAAGGTAGCTTTAATAATAATTATAGGGGTAGGAATTACGACAACTTTACTCTATACTATAGCTATGTTAGCGAATAAGGATACTACTATTTTAGGTAACGCCTGGAGTAATTTATTTGGTATACTTTTAACGAATAGCTTTAGTATTATTGGTACTATAATGGGAGTAAAATATGCAACCGAAAAAAACTAATAGCTACAACTACGACAGCGTTAAGGCGCATTACGCTAAATATAAAGATAGCATAGCGGTAGACTGGCAGTATAACGTAGAAACGGGTAGCTATAAAACTATATACAAAGCTAAAGGGGAAAATTTCGTAGATGAAAACACCAGCTATATAGGTTTACAAGATTATATAGTGCCGGTTTTTTTTGCTATTATTATAAGCTTCTTCATATTTGGATCTTTAGTAATGCAGGACAATAGCAAGGCCGAGAAAGAAAATAAAAAAGAGAGTTTACTAGACTTTTTAAATAAAAAATAAATGAGCAATAACTGGGAAGACAGCTTTAACGATTTTGTAAACGAATTAGAGCAGGCGGAGCAACCGGCCTGCAACATTGAAAACCCGGAAGACTGCGAAGCTTGCGGTAGCTAAAGGAGATCCGGCCCTAGCAATAGGGGCGGCTTTGCTTTTGTGTTTTGGGAGGGAATTAAGACGCCCTCCCATTAACAAAAAAAACTAAAATAGATGCAGGTAGAGGCCGGCGTACTTCATTTAGAGCATAAGGGTATCGAGGTCGAGGCTGCTATAGTTTGGGACTTAGAGCAGGGCGGCCCGCTCTATGCTATGAAGGACGGTAAAATATTTATGAGCCTTAGCCCCGAAGAGCTAAAGGCCCTCTATGTACTCTACCGAGACATCGAGCTAAAAGGAAC